CAGGGTAAAGACCTGCTGGACTGGGGCTTGTCTGCCAAAGACATCCCTGACCCAGACTTGAGCTACCCCTGCGAAGTGTGGCTGGTGGGCTCCACCGTCATCCGTGCTGTGCTGAACTACGACCCGCTGGGCCGCAAGCCGTACTACGTGACCTCGTACGAAAAAGTCCCCGGCGCTGTGGCTGGCAAAGGCGTGGCCGATCTGTGCCGCGACTCCCAGAACATGGTGAACGCCTCCGCACGCGCACTGGCCAACAACATGGGCATCAGCTCTGGCCCACAGGTGGGTGTGAACGTGTCGCGCCTGCCACCGGGCGAGGACATCACTGAGATGCACCCTTGGAAAATCTGGCAGTTCCAGAGCTCCGAGTTCAACGACGGCTCGCAGCCGCTGACATTCTTCCAGCCCAACAGCAACGCCAACGAGTTGATGGCCGTGTTTGAGAAGTTCTCAGCCCGCGCTGACGAAGACACCATGATTCCGCGCTACATGACTGGCGAGAGCTCGCCCGGGGCTGGCCGTACGTCGTCTGGCCTGTCCATGCTGATCAGCAACGCCGGTAAGGGCATCAAGCAGGTGATCAGCAACATTGACCGCGCCGTGATCGTGCCGTCCATCGAGCGCCTGTACCAAGACAACCTGCGCTACAGCAAAGACCCAGACCTGATCGGTGACGTCAAGGCCGTGGCCCGTGGCGCTACCAGCTTGGTGGTCAAGGAATCAGAGGCTATCCGCCGCAACGAGTTCTTGACTCTGGTGCTCAACAGCCCAGTGGCCCAGCAGATCGTCGGCATGGACGGCGCAGCTGAGCTCCTGCGCGAGCAGGCTCGCAACCTGAGCGGCAACGTCAACAGGATCGTCCCAGACCGTCCGACACTGACAGCCATGCAGACTCTGCAGCAGCAAAACGCACAGCTCCAAGAGCAGCTGGCCATGATCATGGGTGAAATGCAGGGCGGTGCCCCGGGCATGACTCAGGGTCAAGCGCCGAAGAATATGCTGCCTGACGGCAGCCAAGTTGGTGGTCGCGAAGGAAATATGATGTCGCCGCGCCCCAACGGTGTTTGACTTTTTCTGAATTTGTTGTATAGAATCCACACATGAAGATTTTTGTAGGCCAAAAGCCTGATCGGCAGCACATGCAAGCGTTGATTCGCTGCAAGCTGCAAGAAAACGAAGCGCTACTGGCGCTGTTCCGAACCAAGCTGGAGGAGACCAAGGTCTCCTTGATGCAAGCAGAGGAACCGCACCGTTTGTACCGCCTCCAAGGTCAGGCTCAAGCCTTATCAGATTTCCTCGAAGCGGTTGAAAAATCGTCAGAGGTCTTCGACCGGATCAAATGATCCGAATTTTGTAAATCCGAGCAAACCATTATGTGAACGGCAGACCGCAGTAGGAGCCTGAAGCAGAGTTGGAGCCCAAGGAGAATTGAATGGCATTGCCAAGACAAGTAGAAGCGCAGTTACGAGAACTGGAAGCACTGGAAAAGCAGCTCGCAGAGGGCCAGAATCCTGCACCCGCAGACCCTGAACCAACGCCAGCAGAGCCTCCCCAAGACCCACAGCCTCAGCCAGCTGAGCCCAAACCTGTCGAGCCAACGCCGACACCGACCGAGCCAGTAGTCGCGGAAGAGAAATGGGAGCAGAAGTACAAAACCCTCAAGGGCATGTACGACGCCGAAGTTCCTCGCTTGCATGCAGACTTGCGTGATCTCAAAGCCCAAGTGGATAGCCTCCGCAAAGCCTCTGAGACCAAGCCAGCCGAGCCAGCTAAGCCCGCAGCTCCTACGAAGTTGGTGACTGATGCTGATGTTGAAGCATTTGGTTCTGACCTCATCGAGGTCCAACGCAAAGTTGCCCGCGAAGTGGCAGCAGAGTTTCGAGGCGAGCTAGACGCCATGAGAGCCGAGAACGAGAAGTTGCGCGAGCAGCTGACCAGCACCGGCACCCAAGTGTCCGAAGCAAGTTTTGAGCAGCGCCTGTACCGTATGGTGCCGGACTTTGAAGCAGTCAACGCTGATCCCAAGTGGATCGCTTGGCTCAACGAAGTAGACCCGCTGCTCCGAGCCCCCCGATCTTCTGTTGCACAGCAAGCGTTCAACCGAGGCGATGCTGAAGGTGTTGCACACTACGTGGCGATGTTCAAACAGACCATTGCGCCCGTGGAGCAAAAAGCCGACAAGACCGAAGAGCTGGAACGTCAACTTCAGCCGAATCGAGGTGCCACAAGCGCCCCACCTACCTCTCAAAAGGGTAAGGTCTACACCAACGCGGACATCGAAAAAATGTTCCGTAAGGCGACAGACTTGGGGACAAAAGGGCAAGTCGATGCGGCAAAGAAACTTGAAGCTGAAATTGATGCTGCGTACATGGAAGGTCGCGTAATTGCGTGACCAGTGACACAGCGTTGAACCCCAACCTGTTTTTAATTTAGGAGGCCATCATGGCTGCAGTTTATCCCGTCCAATCGCCGTTCAACACGAACCCTTCGTACTCCGGCGCTTTCATCCCCACCCTGTGGTCTGGCAAGTTGCTGGCCAAGTTCTACCAGAACACCATGTTGTCGGAAATCGCCAACACTGACTATGAAGGTGAACTGAAGAACCAAGGCGATACCATCCGTATCCGTCTGGCTCCTTCGATCAGCATCTCTGACTACACCGTTGGCCAGAACCTGTCGTACGAAGTCCCCACTCCTATCTTCCAAGATATGCAAGTGAACAAGGGCAAGTACTTCGGCGTGCAAGTCAACGACGTGCTGGCTTATCAGTCCGACATGAACCTGATGAACATGTTCACCGAAGACGCTGCCAAGCAGTTGAAGATCGCCATCGAAAACGAAGTGTTCTTCAACAACATGGTCACTGAAGGCCCTGCCGCTGCCAACGAAGGCGCTACTGCTGGTGCTATCTCTGCTGCCTACAACTTGGGCACAGACACCGCTCCTATCGACCAAGCCACTCCTGAGAACGTGCTGAAGGGTATCCTGCGCATGTCCACAGTGCTGGACGAGCAGAACGTGCCTGAAGATGGTCGCTGGTTGGTTATCAGCCCCTACGACCGTCACCTGTTGATGCAATCCAACATCGCTCAAGCCTACTTCACTGGCGACGCTCAGTCGACCATCCGTAGCGGCAAGATCGGTATGTTGGACCGCTTCACTGTGTACGTGTCCAACTTGCTGCCTCGCGGCGCTGCTGGCAAGGCACTGGTTGCTGGTTTGACTGACCCTGCCACTGGCGGTGCTGTGTCTAGCGCCAAGGCCCGTCGCGTGATGGTTGCTGGTACCAAGGCAGCAATGTCCTTCGCCATGACCGTGAACAAGACTGAGCCTCTGCGTAACCAGACTGACTTCGGCGACATCGTCCGTGGTTTGGCTGTGTACGGTCGCAAGACTGTCAAGCCTGAAGCTCTGGTCGTTGCCCAAGTCGGCTCCGCCACCTGATGAACAGGGCCCCTTCGGGGGCCCTTTCTATTCCATCATTCTTTGGAGATTCTCATGTCTACTCAATTTGCTCGCAGCATTGGCGGCTACCAAACAGCCACCGCTGGCACAACCCAAACTCAAGCCGGTGCTACTGCACTGACCGGCGCTGTGAACGTCGTTACCACTGGCAATGCCAGCGACGGCGTCAAGCTGCCTGCTGAGCGCCCTGTCGGCGACATCGTTCACATCGTGAACATTTCTGCTGCTGCTTTGAACGTGTACCCAGCTACTGGTGGCGCGATTAACGGCGGCTCTGCCAACGCAGCCAAGGCCTTGGCCGCTAACATGTCTGGTGCTTACATCAGCTTGGGCAGTGAAAACTGGGGCGCTGTTCTCAGCGCCTAATAGGTGGCACAATAAAGGGGCTCTTCGGAGCCCCTTTTACATTTAACGGAGTAATGAATGAACGTCCATGACCTTCTCGACCGCCTTGGCGGTGAAATCCTGTCCAACAAAGCCCGCGCTACAGTTAACGGCAAGATCGTCATCCTTGCCCGCATGAACGGCGACGACTGGGTGTACACAGACGAAGGCCAAGAGTTGGCCAACGCGCACTCCAATGCTGCCGTTGAGGAGGCCGCAGCCAAGCCCAAACGCGCCAAGAAGGCCCCAGAACCTGTGGATGAAGCCCAACCTACCACTGAAGCTCCTGCTGCGGTAGAATCGGGCGATGTAGCGCCTGAACTGTGAGGTAGACCATGGCCACCGTAAAAGTTGTTGACCTGATTGTGAGAGCAAAGACGCTCTTGCAGGACGAAGACTCTGTGCGGTGGACCGTTGCCGAGCTGCAGTACTGGCTCAACGATGCGTACAAGGAAACGATCGGGCTGCGCCCCGACGCCAACACGCAGACAGCCGAGTACACCTGCGTGGCTGGCCCACGACAGGTTCTTACAGGCAGCTTCCCCAACGCCATTCGGCTTGTTGAGGTTGTGCGCAACCTCGCTGCCACGTCGAACAAATACAGCGTCAGATTAACTGACCGCCGTAGTCTGGATACGCAGCGCCGCTCGTGGTATTCGGACACGCCAAGCGCCAGCGTCGAGCTCTACATGTTCGACCCGCGCACCCCCAAAGAATTTCTGGTGTACCCGCCAGCTTCGACCGCTGCACGCCTTGAAGTGATCTACTCCGTGCTGCCGCTCGAACACGCGCTGACAGACGCACAGCTGTTGAACCCCACTACGGCAGAGACGATCCGCATTGACGACATCTTTGCCACCGCGCTGTTTGATTACATGCTGTATCGTGCCTTCAGCAAGGACGCTGAGCAGACAGCCATGATGAACAGAGCCGTGGCCCACTACCAAGCGTTCCAGAATGCTCTTGGTGTCAAACAACAAGTTGCTGCTGCCTCGCAGCCGGGAGTCGCGTAATGGCCAAAACATGGGACGATTTTCTTCCTCTGCTGTCGCCGCATCTTAGCGGGTGCCCCAACGCGACAATGAAGGAGTATCTGGGCATCGTGGCCTCGGATTTCTTCGCTCGTTCGTATCTGTGGCGCGAGCAGATCGACGCGATCTATGTAGCCGCAAACCAAGTTGACTACGACTTGGATGCCGATGCTGTGGTCGAGGACGTCATCTCTGTAGTCCATAACGAAGCCCCGCTGACGCGCTCGGACCTGCGCTTGATTGGCACTGAGAAGTTGTCTGAAGTCGGAGAGCCCCGGGAGTACTGGGTTCAGGCTGACCAGAGCATTCGCATTTTTCCAACGCCAGAAGAGCGTACAACGCTCAAGGTGTACGCCGTTCTCAAGCCTAGCCGCTCTGGCACGGGCGTAGAGGATTGGATTTATGAGACTTGGGCTGACACGCTTGTGAGTGGTGTTGTCGCACGACTGGCCATGATCCCCAACAAAGAGTGGACCGACGTGGCTATGGCCACTTCACAGAAGGCTACCTACGAACGAGCGATCACGACCGCCCGAGTACGTGACTTTCGCGGCGTCAGATTGATGGTGCGCCAGCGCCCAGCAGCATAAGGAACGACGATGACTGACAAGATCAAACTGGTTCAGGGCGACACACGCCCTGCCCTCGTCTGCACCATCACAGACGACACGACCAACACGCCCGTAGACATTACAGGGGCAACAGTTGCCCTGAAGTTCCGTGCTGCGGGCGCAACTACGTTGACCGCTACCGTTACTGGAACTGTCACCAATGGCGCGGCTGGGCAAGTTGTTTTTTATCCTGCGTCTGCCCCGGCA